ACTGGACTAACTACTCCTGATTTACCTACTTGCCATACTACATCATTAAGAGTAGTGACCACACCGTCTTGCTGCTCCTTGAGAGCGAATGCGCCTCGTGGATGTTTGGCAGTGTAACCCATAGCATTGAAGTCATAGACATCGTTGACGCGATAAACTAATCCATCTGTAGGAAATCCATTTGTCATATGCGTGAGTACAGTGTTAAAACCCTCTTCTTTCAGATGGTTCATCTGCTTTTCCCACGTATCTCCACAATCACTACCATCAGTCTCTACTCCATACGCATAGAAATACACTGATCTACTTGCAAACTCTTCTAAGTCTTTAAGGTTTAGAGACCCCGCAGCGTAGTTACGAGCATTTTCAATACTAGCTGGAGCTACTACTTCTCCTGTAATCTGTACTATTCCACCTAAAGTTGTCATGGTGGGTGCGAGATACTTCATTTTATCGAGAATATTCCTACCGTGAGTACCATCACCCCTAGTAAGAGCCTGAGCAAGTTGACCACTAACGTACGTTAAAGCAACTGCTGCACCGTCAAGTTTAGGCGAGCATACAACATCGTCACCTAATACAGGAAAAGGTGGCTGTAGTATATCGAAGCATTTTTGTAGGGAATACATTTGATATGTATGACGTACTCCATCTGTGGGAGTGTAGCCAACATTATGATAGTTATGTAACTCTGCAAGCCTATCAAACTGAGCATCAGTAAGAATAGGATCACCATCTTGATAGTAAGCAAGACAAGCCATATCTAGTAAATCTTTCATAATTTCCTCTATTTAAATTTTATGAGATTATTATACTAAAAAATAGGGCATTTGTCAAGAACTATTTATATAAATCTTCTAGCAAGTCTGCGAAGTTTTCTTTTATAACTTCCTTGGATTCAGCTAGAGATAGTATTTCTGTGAGACCTATAAATAACTCTCGCGAGTTTGCGAAATCTATAGGCATAGTTACTCCTTCTTTAGAAGGCATCCACTCCTCTGTAAAGAAGTCTAGAAAGTACTTTCTGAGACTAAGATACTCTACGCCTCTGAATGTACTAACGGTCAGCCGTACTTGAATCTGCTTGAGCTCATCAAAATGAATAACACGCTCATACATCTCAGGTGCTTCATGAAGCTCCATATTTATTTCTCGTTTTTAAGAATACTGGATAGGGGTACTACAGTCGTTACACTCTCTGGTTTCAACAGGCGATAAGAATCTGTGTCCCAACAAAATAATAATAAATTATTGTTTGTTTCTTTTGCTCTATTTCTTTTTCCTTGAATGTAGGGAGTAGAGAAGTCTAAAGTACACACATTGTACTTTAACTTATTTGAGTTCTCACTACGGTAAGTAATTACTGCGTCACCATACTCGGTAACTTTACTCTTTAATTCTTGCTTTTTCACTTTAGCTCCTTTGGTAGCATTTGGCAACAATAATTACTATGTGCATACTCTTAGGTCATTTGTTTAGGCAAAGAAAAAGCTAGGGAGAACTAACCCCCTAGCGATCTCAGGATTGTAAATTATTTAGTCGGCATTAGCTGTTAATACTTTTGTGAAGTACTGAGCTGCTTTACCAGTCAATTTACTTACTACATCTTCGTCAACTTCCTGTCCAGCATCAGTGATAGCAGCAACAAGTGCGTCCTGTGCGGCCTGCTTAGAGACACGAGTGCCTCCAGTAGAGCCACCAGATGCTTTAGCAGCAGGAGTTTTCTTAACGTAGACACCAGCTTTAGTGAGAATCATACGAACTCCATTAGGAGATTCTCCAAGATCGTCAGCGATCTCTTTTACGACTTCCATGCTAGTTTCAGGTGTAGGGTTTGCGGCAGTGTATAATTCTACTGCTTCGGCTTTGCTTTCGTCAGTCCAAGGCATTGGTCTTTTTCCTTTGTATTTGAGTTGTTGAGTATAGAATCGGTCGCCCATTTTTTGGTTTCCTTTTCAAATTTTGAAATGATATTATAGTTGAATTTTAAGGTATTTGTCAAGAAGTTTTTTTAAATTGTTGCAAGGTTTACGCCATATTTTTCAAGGTGGCTGAGCTTACCCAAATCCTGTGCAAGATCAAAAGCAAAGAAGCCCTGAGGGTTTCCCATATCATCTGTACACTCTCGTACTGAAGTAGCATAACATCTAGAACCATACTTCTCCACGTAATTCGTAGAGCCTAGACCTTTCTTGTTTTCTGCGTACTCAGGACTTAGCTCATGTTGTATCTCTACTATGGCATGGTATCTGGCAGACCAAGCAAGCTCACCAGGAGCAAACTCTTCTGCTACACAGTTTTCGGGCAGGTACGATACACTCATACGTTCCTCAACTGAAGAAGGTTTAGTGGGTACTCCCAATCGTTCTAATATGGCTTTCACAAACCCCGCAGAGCGGTATAAGCTCTGTGCAATGTCTGTGATAGTGCTACCTTTCAGGTACATAGTAGCAGCTTCTTTAATCTCATACTCACTAGCGGCTTTTCCTTTGTTACGGTTCTTGCGCTCTGTTTTGTATGCAATGTGCTCTTTATGGTCTGCAATAATTTTTGCAAGGCGTGTAGTGTTGTACGATATATGCAATATACCGCAAGCCTCTTTCTTTGTAATGGGCTTTTCACCCTCTAACAGAGTGATAACGTGTGCTATGTTACTATCTGTTAGTTTTTCGTGATCTCGTTTTTTAACTCTCGCCATCTTTGTCTCCACCCCTATAGACCCAGTCAGGGTGTTTTCCTTTGATACAGTCTTTATTCAGAGCAGGTTTCTTAAGTGCTTCTAGGTACATAGAGACATCTGCTTTTAATTCTTCTAGCGTTATTCCGAACGGAGACATACTATCTGAATATGCCCAGATTTCTCCATCTTCGTTATAGTAAACCTCACGAATATCAAAACTAGACCAAGGCTCTGGCTGTTCTTTCTCACTATCTATTGAGTAAGCAAATGCTTTTCCATCGTGCTTTTTCTCAAATACTCTATAATTCCACGTCATTTATAAATTCTCCGTTCTTTACTTTAAACATAGCAAAACCATTGCCTCTTGTATAGGCTCGACCTCCGTCTATTGTTTTGCCGTCTATTTCTTTGTAGTCATGTCGGTATCCGCTATAGTGCCACACACCAGAGTCATCTTTTATCATACCGAACTCAAGGTCTTCAACTACGTCTGCATCGCGTATAAGCATAGACTCTTCACCATTTGAGCATATTGCGAAGTATTTGTTTCCGTACTCAGGATGGGGTGTATCTCTATAGTACACATCCCACTCCTTGTTACCAGAGTCTAGTGTAGTAGTACACACGTGTTTGATATTAACCCCTTCTCTTTTCTCGAAGTGTTTTAGTAGGCTAGATATTTTAAATATTGGGTTGTGTTCTATTTTCATGTTGCTGTTATCCTTTTGTCATAATCTGCATAATCTTCACTCCACCAGTCTGGCTTATCTCGACCAGTCCATGCAGCAAAGGTAGCTTTATCTAGATGATAGTAATCACGATAAGACTGAATAGGGTTGTCGTAGTCTTTCAAGTCATCAGGCATAGCTAAGCCGAACGTAGTAAAACCTTTACGCTCCATATTCTCTGGCTCTGGTAGTATGTTGATAACTTCTTCTACTGATTTATGGCGTTTGCCATAACGATAGTAATACTCTTCATTGAGAGCATTACCGTAACAATGAGTCCACTCGAAGTTGTCAAGACTTGACCTCACCCATATCGTGCAAGGATGGTTATACATCATTGGTAGATACGGGGTGAGGGGTCTATCCTTTGGAGGGAGATGTTTGATCTCTTTCTTGAGATCGTTTAGCTTGTCCCGCTCTACTTTATTGAGAGCGCGAGGAACAAAGCCAAGGTGTTTGTCTACCCAGATAGCTGTACACAATAGTTGTGCAACTTCTAAAGGCATCTTGACAATGTGCTTATCAACGTGATACTCTGCACACTTGTCGAAATTCTGGTCTAGGTAAAATAAATTCATGTGTACTCTCTTAAATTTGAAATGATATTATAGCAAATTAAGGAGTAATTGTCAAGAGTTATCTTCTTCTCGCTGGTGTAATAAAGCAAGTTTTTCTCTAGCTCGTTCTAGAACTTCATCTACAGTAAACATCTCATGTGTCTCTAGTAGATATAACGTGGCTACTACATCACCGGCTTCTTCTATTAGTTGATTTTTTCGTTTCTCATCTAAACCATGTCGTATTACTTTACTACAGGCACGAGTAAGCTCACCACATTCTTCCATTGCTAGTAAGAGGCAAGGTTCTGGAGCGTGAATTGTAAAATACATTTTAAACCCTTCTATATGAAATTATTGTTGATACTTCTAGATCCATCCACTTATTATGGTCTAGGTCGTATAAAGGTACCTTACTGCATTGACCACTAATGTTTCCGATGGTAATGCCATGAGGTATAAGAGATGGATCAAGAGTTACGGTCTTTCGTAACTCTATTCCCGTTAAGATGTGTTTGAACTTTAAATCTACTGCGCCTTGCTTTGCTTCTTGAATAAATGTACTCATTTATCTCTTTGAACCCCTTGTTTTTTCTCGTAAGTTCTCATTGCACCCAAACCTAACATACCCATCAATACTGGCATCATTTCACCCGTATCTAGTAATGGTACTACTATTGCACTTCCTGTGATAGCAAGGACAAAGTTAGCTATAGGGATTACTAAAAAGTTGGAGGCCATTCCAAGGCAGCAAGTCCAACCAACTGCAGGTCTCCATCCAGCCACAAATAGTGATTTATGTGCGGCCTCTGTTTTGTTTACTTCTAGCTGTCCTTTTGCAAGGTCTTGTGCATGACGTTCCGCCATTGTAGAAAGGTCATGTGCTAATTTATTTTTTACGTCTTTATCTTCTATAAACTTATCAAGTAGTCCTGTTACTGGACCGATTAAGCTACCAAGATTCAACATCTTCTAACCTCGTCATTAATCTCTCTGCTCGATTACCCACTTGAGTATGCCAACGAGAGTCTCGCCCTTCCATAGCAGCTTCTTTCCAATCACCCATTTCAAGTGCTTGGTTCATCTTTTTAAATTTACTTAGGCGAGGTCGCCCAAGATTAAACATCATATTGACTAGTATCTCTTGGACTTCCTCTGGTAGCTCTTCCCAAAAGGAATACAGAACTTTACATTCATTAACAGATATGTCTAAGTCTCCTGCAAATGCATCCGCTACCCTTTCCTTGGAAACTGGAGTTCCGACTGGTTCTCCGAATTCTGGGTCGTTTGTTTTTATTAGATGCCCTATACCAAAGGTCGGGTAGCCTAGATGGTCGTTGTATACTTCGTACACTACGCCTTCATCGACTTCTAACTGTTTTTGTACTCGTTCTATATTCATTTATTACTCCTAAATCGTCACGTAGACTAGGTATGAGGGAAGAAAAACCATTGTTACAAAAAGTGCAACGTTACTAACGATCGCACAAACCGCACAGGCTTTATCTTTGTTCATATCTTCTCCTTAAAGAATGTCCACAGTAACAGGTTTCTCTGCTTCTGGAATTACTTCGCTTAGGCTAATGCACAGGAGACCTCGCTCCATATATGCTTTATCCAAAACAATGTAGTCCCCTACTTTAAAACTTCTAGTGAAACCTTTACCGCTTAGTCCCTTATGGATATAAGTTTCTTGCGCTTCTGATTTTGCTCGATTACCTTCTATAGTCAATATGTTCTTATGTAATTGAATGGCTACATCACCTTTGTCCCAGCCTGGAATTGCGAGCTCTATTCGATAACCCGTATCTCCTACTTTTACGACATTGTAACGTGGATAGCCTGAATCTCCTACATTGGAGAAAACATCATCTGCTAGTCGGTCAAACCCTAGAAAAAATTTCGGAAAGTCTGCCATTGTTAATTGATGTTGAAATGTTGTCATTGTATTACTCCTTTGCGCCCTTACGGAACGCTGCTTGAGCCCTTTCGGTACTCGATTAGTTTAGTTCTAGTTTATAGTCCTAGTGACTGTGTCATGCGACCACTAATTAAGTTAGAAGTTGTTGTCTTAACTAAATTGGTAGTATGATTATTACTTCCTTGGGCCACAGTTTGAGCAATAGATCTGCTAGCATTGTTATAGGTACTGCATCTATCTGCCCTAGCGTTTTCGTAGCTCAGATAATAATTATCCGAGAAAGAGAAGTTAGTATCTCCATCCAGTTGTATATTATAACAAGAAAAATTATCGCCAGCAGATGCCTTAAAGTCTTTTACTCTAAAAGTATTTTCAAAAATATCTGCGAACGAGTCTGTATCTGCACCATCGTTCAAGCTCAGAACCATTTGTTTCTGTGCAATGTCAAAGATATTGTTGTGAATCTGAACTCTGTTGTCCGTAGTCCCACAATCTTCAAGATTTACCATACAAGGACCAGTATCAGGAGCAGTTATGCCTGCCCCACTAGCATCTTCGCCCATATCCTCAAAAGTGTTGTAACTTATCTCACAACTAACTGCTCCAGTATTATGAAGCTTCAGACCGTCTTGCTTTCCTTTAACTAAGTTTCGTGAAAACTTGAGGCTTGGCAATGCTTGATTAAGGTCATGCAGAACGTGAGAGAGCGTATCATCTGTCCTTTTTTGTGCCTCTGTAGAAATAAACTCATTATCTGTTATTTCTACTACTGCACCATTATTGGCGGTCGTAGTAGCTCCTGTAAACTGAATGTCCATACCACTATTAGCGTTATTAATAATGGTGTTTCCACTAATTATACAGCGGTCCATTTGCCTGTGTGTGTGAGAGGCATGGGCTGCTGTATTATTATAGAATCTGAACACTTGTTGGAAAGGGCCTCCTTCGGTACTGCCTGCAAGAGGATTAACAATAATTGTATTATTTACTATTTCGGCTTCGTTAATATGATCATATTTAAATATTTGTTTATTAGAGTCTACATCATCAAGATTAATAGTGATTTTATTGCCATCAAGAATTACTTTTGATGTTGCTAATACAGCATTCTTTTGCTGAAAGAACATTATGTAGACAACATCCTCTACAGCTGACGCTGCTGGCTGGTTCAAAGTAAAGTTATTATTCCTTACAGTTACAGTACCTCTAATGTCGGCAAACTGCATTATATGCTCTTTACTAAGTGTGCCGGAGCAGCCCTCTACAAGAATATCATTTCCAGCAGTATTGGCAGAAGAGGTAACCGATATAGCACCATCCGTTAACTCATCGCTACTATTAAAAGTACACTCTTTAATATGGTAAATTACTTTATGTGCTGAGCTGTGCTTAAACAAGGGACGTATAAAACTTTTTGTAATATTATTTGACGCATTCTGCACGAAATTAATTTTCTGTATAGTAATTGTAATATCTGCCCCAGTGTTATTATCTATACTAGGACCATAATGTAGTAGTAACCCGGCATCACTAGCAGGCCTGAAGACTACAACCTCATCCTGATAACCCGATAAGTTAGTGCACTCAGTAAGGCTATTAAGATAAATCCTGTGTGAGCCTGAAGAAGAGATTTCAAGCTCACTAGTGTAGACCCCGGCACGAAAAAATATCGTATGCTGTGAGCCATCTGCTGCATCAGTAAAAGCAGATAGAGCTAGTACTTGTGCTATGGTTTCTTTGGGCGAGTCTGCTGTCAGGCCTGTGTTGGAATCACTACCTGCAGGAGTACCGCTTGCCGTTGCAACGAAAAAATCAGTCATGGACTATCTCCCAACACTACCTAGGCGTGTGAGCCTGAATGAAAAAATACTTTAACAGTTGTGGTGCCAATATCAGCCGCAGTGCCTGTAGCATCCCCATTCACACGAAGAAAAGGTACTAAAGTAATTTCTTTTAGTGTATCTGCTGTAAAGGTTTCAATATTATAAAAGGTACTATTATCTAAGCTACCTTGCAGGGTTGCATTTGTGTCGCCCTTATCTATTGCAACAACGCCTTTTAAGCCCGTACCTTTTAGTTGTCTTTCTGTTATTTTTAAGACACTAAACGTGCCACTGTTTGTAATACTTTCTACATTCATTACTATTCTCCTTCGCTAGATACGGTGTCTAGCATCTTTTGAGCAACTGTGCTCACTTCTTCGTTAGCTTTATCTAGCTGGTCAGACACAATGGCAAAGCCTCGTGCTACTAAAAATAAACTTTTTGCCGTTACTTTATAAATTACTTTCTTCATTCTCATTCTCCTTCGGACATATACATTGGTATTTATTACAGACAGGACACTTTCCACCCTCGGAAAAAATTCTATCCCATTCTTCTACTACTACTGAATCTTCTACTTGGGGCTTTCTGCGTTTATCACCCTTTCCGCCATGTGATCTACTCATCTCTATGATCCTCTAACTCTATTATACCCTGCTCATGAAGATATAATAAGGTTATATCGACCCCGTAGCGTTTGCCCAAAAAATACGACTGACAGCCACATCCAATGAGACAAAACATAAATATTGCTATGCTGGGAACTTCTGCCATAATTTATTTCCTCAAATGAATTTTTATGCAGCTATTATAACAAAACAACAAGGAAAAGTCAAGAAGTATTTTTGACAGTCAGCTTAAAAAAACTCTTGACAAATAGCCGAATATTTTATATAATATGCACTATGAAAAATTATAAAAGAGAACCGTGGACAAGAGGCGAACGAATCCTACTAGAAAAGTGGGCAGGGCTTCGTACATATACTGAAATAGCAGATATGCTTCCAAAGCGTACTGAAACTGCTGTAAGAAAGCAGATTGAGTACTTACGAAAGCGAGGGTGGAGAGTATGAAGAAAAACAAAGCACCAAAGACACGAGCGCATATGATTCTATTTGCCGAAGGCTCTCCATTTAAAGCTAAAAAAGAACGCGATAGAACAAAGTATACTCGCAAGCAAAAATACAGGAATTATGAATGAAAGTAGTAGTACGCAGAGGTAACTTTGAAAAAGCTATCCGACAGTTTAAACGTAAAACAATAGACGAAGGTATCATATGC